GTGTGTTTCACTGCATCTGCACTGAAGCGAGTTCCTTGAGTAACGATGGACTCCTTTGTTTGAACTGGGTGAGCGAATACACAACCATCAACCTTACACTTTGCCCATCGCTTGCAGGGCTGAACACCGAAGTACTCTCGAGTTTTCTTTTCTTCCTCGGGTGTCCAAGAATGATTGTAAGGGCAGTCTTTGTTCTCGCAAGTTTTCTTCGACAGCTTCACAAAACAAAGCCGTGCCGCTTTTGGCACTTTTTTGTTAAGATCTGTCTGAAGACTTTCAGGACGTTTTTCTTGGTCTTTTTGTTTTTTTCGTTGCTCGCGCTTGACCTCCCATTCAGCGTTCACCGCAGCAGCAGTCTTGCGTGAGTCTTCGTCCACACGATCATCATGGGGAGTTTCCTTAGTAGGTAGCGGAACACGTCGATTGTGTTCATCAACATAGGTTTTCTCCCCCGTTTTTGGATCAACAAGTATCCCACGATTTGGTGGAACACCAGGAGGTTGACATTCAGCAAAATGTGTGCAGCGGTGACCGCCACACCGAACATTGCAGCACTTTGCGGGGTTGCCAGAGAGCCCTTTCGGGCAATCAATATGAAAACAACCTTTTCCGCCATTGTCAATCATGCTGGAAAACAATCCCTCCTTATCTTTTTCCTTTGACCGTGTGCGAACCTTCTTTTTCTTCTTCTTCAAATCTAGTGCATGAGCCACGGGTTTTGATGCAGTTCGCTCCATCACACGAACAAGAACATAAATCATAATCGCGAGCGTAAGCATAGCGACAACAATCGGTCCTCGTCCCAAATTGCACAATTTCTGAACAAGAGCTGGATCATTCGGCCTCGAGGGTAGCGGTCGCATAAAGGATTCCCATGCGGCAGCCGTATACCGTCTGGCTCGAAGTTCCATCTGTTTCTTCCAAGATTCCTCCGGGATTCCATAAACTTGCTCAGGTAAAAAGCGCTCTTTAAAACTTTTGGCTACTAAATCGCCTGGATTGTCTGGGTTGATCATTGCCTTGAAATCACGGCGCAATACCACATATTGATCGGTATCCACCAGATTCTTAGCATCTGCGTCAAACTCAGAACAAAGGCGCCATAGTGCATAGCGAACAATTTCAGTGTCTTTGTTCCAAATGGTAAAAGTAACAGCAATACTCTCATCCTCCTCATCTTCCGGATTTGACCAAACCGCCCGTATCTGTGAGGATTTGTTATCTGGCTCAACAAACTGACGGACTGATAAGTGTTTATAGTCAACATCAACATATTGATGCCAGTGGATTTTTGAGGAGAATGCACGTATGCTAGGAATGTTGAACAGGGTAATGAGGCCAGCCTCCGTGTGAATATGTGTATTTATGCAAAGTTTGCAATGACACACGGATTGTTTCTGTCCGCCTATTGCCAGGGACTCGGCGGTAGCAGCCTTAGACTCAGAAGAGCTCGCAACAGGAGCCACAGTTGTGGTGGTAGCCACTGCAGCCAAACTCTCAACCTTCTGAACGGCCTGGTCAGTTGCGAGAGATACATCCTCAGCTGTCGCCTCATGATCGGTAAATAAAGTCCAAGTAGATATAATACCCCGCAAAATAGACAGCCAAGCGCCGACCGTCTTCCAGACTCCCAGAAGCTGTGCACCACCCACAACAAAAACGGTAGCAAGCACAAGTTCAAAAGCTGTAGAAAGAGACTTAACAGTAGAAGACTCCTTCCGTCCGGCATACATGCGCTTATAAAGCTTGTAAGCAACAGCGGCCCCAATGCCGACAAAAGCAACACCTTCCAGCGCGCTGACACCGGTACTGACCTTATCAGCCGTAGCACCAACCTTGGCCAGTGGGATATGCACACCTTTCTCAAAACGGTCCAAACGCTCCGTGATTGGGGCGATTGTTTCAGCAAAGACCTCACGAAGTTCCCGCGTGGAAGCATCAAGAGCTCTCTTAGCTTCAGGCGCGCTTGCTCCAGGCTGAACATCCGGTACTCGTTTAGACTCACGGAGTTCAGTGATCGCCATAGAGCCCGCGGAATCGGCCTGCTGACTCGCCATCGAAACATGTAAGGATCCTTCGGCAGGAATATGTGCCCGTGGTGCGGATAATATATCATCCCGATTCTTGGGAGTATGAGCCTCAATCCAAGATACGAGAAAACGGTATAAGACTCGGCCAAGATCTGTACCGACCAAGCACAGACTGACCAGAGCCACAAAAACCAAAGTAGGAATGTAAGTAAGAAAGTCCATTCCAAACAGTACATCAGAAAATAGGAAAATTCGTGATGTATAGTATACTACAATCTGCATAGGTATGCAGAAGGCTCTAAGAAGTAGTGGTATGGTTAACCACTGAAGCGAAGCTGGAACTTCACCC